AGGCTGGCCCTTGAAAAGTGGTCTGTGCCATGACAATCCTTTCGTGTTGTAGCACGTCCTCGCACAGTCTCTACAAAGTCTGCTAGGTCAGTCTGTACGAGTTGAATTCCTAGATGATCTGATGATAGTGGAAAAAAGGGGGTTTTGACACCCCCTTTTTTTTCCAACTATCAAGCGCCCGGCGAACCGAATGCGCCCAGCGGATCCGACCAGCCGAACGAATAACGCTCGCGGGCCTTGTAACGCACGTTACCGGTGTCAAAGTCACCGTCCATCGAGTTTGCCAGAGGCGAACGGATGAAGTGCTTCAGGCCGTTGGGAACATCGGTCGTCAAGAACCAAGCGTCAGTATCGGTCAAATAGTTGTTGACCGTGTAACCCTCGGGAATCGAGCCGTTGCTCTTGATGGCGTTGATGTCGTTGTCAGCCGTGCCGACGCGCAGCTCGGTTTCGAGCAGGCGGGTGGCAACGAACTGAAGCGACGGCGGGACAATCAGCTTGCGCGGCTTGGCGGCAATCAACAGACCACGCTCATCCGTCCACGCGGCGATCTGGATAACGGCGGCTTCCAAGGAAGTCTCGTTCAAATCGGCGGGGGTCGTAGGCTCGTTGGAGTTGGTGCCACCAGACACCAGCGGGTGGGCCGTCGAGAACAGCTCGACACCATCACCGCCCTTGTAGGTCGATGAGAAGCCGTTGTTCAGGATGGCAGCCGCTTTGGTCTGCTTGGTGTACGCCATTGCACGGGCCAGGGCCTTGGTGTAGCGGCTCGACAGAGTGTCATAGAGGTTGTCCTCAATGGCTTCCTCGGTCAGGCTGAAACCCAGGGCAATGGTTTCGTGGTTGTAGCGTGCAGTCCAGGCTTCTTGGCCGTTGTCGTAAGCAATCGCGCTGCCCTCGTTCTTCACCGGTGCGGCGGAGAACCCAGACAGTTTGGTTTCTTCTTCAAACGAACGCTCAGAAGTCTCGGTTTCAAAGATCTCCTTGTGCTGCTCGCCGTAGGTCTTGTACTCAAGACCAAACAAAGCGTTCAGACCGGGGAGAAGCTCTTTCAGTAGTTGTGCGCGTGAAATGGCCATGATTTAGCTCCTTATACGCCAGTAGGGTTGTCGTACTGGTGCATTCCGGCATTCCACTTGACGATGACTTCAGTGTAAGAGCCTGGGAATCCAGCAATCGCTGTTTCGGGAACCACGTCAATGACACGAACCGGCCAAGTGCTGGTCGTGGCAGTGGTGGAGCTGACGGCGACTTTGGAGTTGCCGTTGGTGGTGCTGCCGCTGTTCTGAACCAGCACAGCGTTGTTGCCAACGGAGGTGCGGTTCATATAGCTGATGGTCGTAGCAGACGACACCACGGCGACCTTGAATAGGGCATCGGGATCGTCTTCGACATAAGCCATGATGTCAGAGGCAACGGTGCTTGCAGGGTAATACTGTCGATACACTTTGCCGAAAGTGGCATCGGTGTAAGAACAGCCCATGAAAACACCAACTGGGGTGGCGGCGCTTGTACCGGTATCTTTCGCCAGAGTTCCATCGCTATCTAGCTTGACCACATCTCCAAAGAAGATGTTGGTGGCAGAGCCAGAATTGATGGGAATCTGACGAGTCGCACCGGCAAACACCTGACCGCCGATCAAATTGATCGGAATCAGCCCGTAAGGGGCATCAACTGATGGGTAAGCCATTTAAGGACTCCTTGAATTATCGACCTTGACCGAACGATGTAGATGACTTTTTCTCGCGGAAAAGAGGCATCCGAGCATCGCTCTCTCTCATAAAATTGTTGTCCACAGCGTCCATGTTGTCCTTGGTCACCTTGGCAAAATACGCCGTGCGCTGACCAACGAACTCCTCTGGCATCTTGCAGAGCAACAAACCTGCGACCTCAATGTTGTCTTTGAATCGACTGTTTGGGTCAACGAGCAGCTTGAATTGGGGTTGTTCCTCGATACCGACAGGCTCCCAGCCTTCGCGGAGTTTTGCTCCCACGTTTTTGGCGTCGTTCTGTCCGGTCATGGAAACCCTGATCCACCTGTAAGCGTACCCCGGCTGTTTGTCAGGCTGGGGAAGTGTTTCGGCGCGCTGCCACTGCTTTGGGCGCTCCGATGCGCTACGGGTTTGTACTTCGCGTGCAAGTCGGTTTTCAGCCATTTCGATTCTCCTGTTTCACAAATTCACGAGCATATTGCTCAGGTGTAACTCCCAAACGCTTGGCAAGTCTCACCTGACTCTCGGTCAACACAACCTTTTTGGGGGATGTGCTTCGTGACACGGGAGCAACCACGGTGGCAGGTCTGTTTGCGCTTCGACCGGGCTTGCCGCCCCCAGTCTGCGTTTCTCCGGTGTATTCCTCGGGGAACTTTGATCGCATGGTCTTGTCGATGCGGTCGTAGTATTCGTCCGTGGTTGCATAGGCTTGCCCATGCTTTTCCACCAATTCCTCATGCAGGCCCAGTGCCATAGCCGTCATCAGGCGATGTTTCCCAAACCATTGGTTGCGCTCTTGCCACGCAGCCGCTTTGGTATCGCGCTGGACAACCGGCTGGGGTTGTGCCTGCTGATTTTGATTGTGTAACTCATTATCCTCCTTTTGTAAAGGGGGCGCCTTATATCGATCAGCCTGGGCCGCACGATTTTGTGCAGAGTTAAGCGCCTGTTGGGCTTCTACAACACGGTCTGAGTCACCAGACTCAAATGCCTCTTTGTAGGCCACCTGGGCTTCCTTGAGCTGCCGGGCGGCGGCCTCTTTGAAAGAAGCAATCAGGGCCGTTTCCGAATACGTCGTCTTGGCTTTGAGTTTTTTGTTCTCCTCGACCAGACGCTGGGCCAGGGTAATGGCCTCTTGCCGCTCACGGTCGGCAGACTCTTTGGCCCGGCGCTCATCGTGCCAAACCTTCTTCATCTGCTTGAGGCGCGTCTTCACCTTTTCCGAGTAGTCCTCCAGCTCGTCGGCTTCGAGTTCCTTAACGATGTCCTCCGGGAGGGGCTCACGGCCACGGTCGTCTTCAGGGGTGTCATCCTGAACCGCCACTTCGATGTCATCTTCGTTGGCGGTAATTTCGACCGTAATCTCTTGTTCTTGGTTTTGCTCTTTGGTAGCCATGATTTCTCCTATTTGCGTGAAATGCCGCGCGGGTCTTCAACAACCCCCTCGACAGAATCATCGTTGATGATGCGGAACTCCCTGCCGTGGATCTTCAACCGCGTGCCTGCGTGTGGGCGCACAAGAATGAAGTCCCCTTGTTTGCACCAAGGGCCACTGGGAAAACGTGAAGGGTCTTTGTAGCAGTCCGGCCCGAGCTTGACTACGAACAGGACGGTGGTCAACAGCTCCTCATGCTGCATGGTGATGTCAGCTTTAACTAGGCCGGTATCTCCGTATTCCTTTTCAATCTCTGGTATCGCGCACAGAATGCGGTAGCCGGATGGATCTGGAAGTTGTTTTGCCTTTTGCTCTGCGGTTTCTGGCAAGACCGTGGCTGCTCCTGGGTCATCGGGGTTTGTGCCGATCAGGATTTCATTCATTCGATTTCCTCGTACCTTTCTGCCGTGTCGGCGATAACTGAATTTGCGACCATAAGCCCGCGAATCATTCCTGTCGCGTACTTGTAGTCCCCGTGATCCTTGGCTTTACCCAAGGCAAGATCATCAGTGATGACCTTGATCTCCTCTTGCACCTTCTTTGATAGGTGCTTGAGCAAGTCTTGGCTCATTTAGGTTTCCCCTTTCCTTGTTGCGCCGCTCTGGCGATGTCGATGCCAATACGCATCCCCTCGATCTCCTCTTTCGAGGCTAGTGCCTCCTTGTCCTTCTGGACTTGGACGCCTATCTTCATGCCCTCAATCTCCTCTTGAGATTGAATGCGCTCCATTTCGACTTGCTGCTTGGCTTGAACGGCGGCCATAGCTGCGCGCTCTTGTGACGCAACGCGCCCCTGTTCCATTTGCATCTGCTGGGTCTTGAGCTGGGCATCTGTTTGATCCTTCTGGGCCTTGCGCTGAACCTCCTGGGCTTTGATCTGGAGTTCTTGCATCTGCATTTGAAGGATTGGATCTTGGGCCTGTTGCTGCGCCTGTTTTTGCTGGGCGGCAGCTTGGTTTTGCATGAGCAGTTGTTGTGCTGCTTGCGCCACCATACGGGACAGTGCAGTCTCAAATTCTTCGGGCATCGGCTCCTCGGAATCTGGGGCTGGAAGGGGTGCGCCAACCTGCTGTTCAATCAGGTTGCGATACATGAAGGCGTAGTGCTCTGCAATGTGTGCTTGCAGCGCGGCCATCATTTGCTGAGCCAGCGGGTTCTGGCCAATCATCTGCGCCGTCATCGGGTCTTGCATGAAAGCCTGATGGGTGGCGATGTGAGCCTGCTGATCTTGGTACGCAAACGCCTTCAGGGGCTTCATGCGCACCACGTCCATGTTCTCCGTGATCGGATCCTTGGGTTTGCTGTCTTCCTCCAGCTTCACCAGCTTGTGGGCATTCTTGATGCCCAGCACCTCAAGCATCTGGCGGTGCAACTGGGCCATGTCGTAGAGCTGGGGCGCCGACTGGGCGAGCTGCATGACCGCTTGATACTGGACAACCTTCTGGCTCATGGTTGCCGCATTTGGATCGGACACCGGGATCACGTCCACGCGGTCGTAATCAGACTGCTTGGCGCGGCGGTCGCCTTCCTCGGGCTCGTAGCTGTAGTCCTCGGGGGTGTAGTCGCGGATGATGGTCTTGAGGAGCTTGAACTCCTGCTTCATCGAGTAATGGATGCGCGCTTGCACCGCACTCATGATCTTGAGCGTGCGCTCCAAGATGGCCAGGGTGGTTCCCACTGGCGACTGGGCCGACATGTCGCTGATCTTGAGATCCGCAGCAGATGCAAAGCGCCGACCCTCCTCAATGATCTTGTCCATCAAGGCAGCCAGCACTTGGCTGGGTTCCTTGTAGGGCAAGGTCATGATGTTGTCCTTGATCGTGCCGCTGGCCACGTCAACATCTCGGAACTCAGCCGGGGCAATCGGGGTGTCGTCGCCCTTGACGCGCAGGCCCTTGGTCTTGAAGCCGCCGGGCAAGTTGCTCAGCGTTCCGGCATCCACCAATTGGCGAATCAGGGACGTGCCGGACTTGGCATAGGCGCCGATCAAGTGGATCAGGCCAAAGCAGTAGAAGCCAAACCCAGGCACATAGCCGTAGTGGACAAAGTGCTGGCGCTTCATCTTCAGCTCGTCATCCGGGTTCCAGTTTCTGCGGACGGCCAGCACCTTTGCTGTGTGCTTCTCGATGGTGATCACATAGGGCAGGCCAATCCCAGTCTCCTCGCCATCCTCGTCCTTGTCTTCATACCCCTTGAGGTCACGGGTGACGTGCATCTCAAGGATTTTGAAGCGGTCGTCGCTGCTGGCTCGAAAACCCATGCGCTCGGCAATCTTCTTCTCCACATCATCGAACGTGTCGGTCGGATCACCCAGATCGATGTCGCGGTAAAAGCCGCTGACTTGCAGCTTGCGCATCTCGTTTTCGGTCTTGCGCATGATGTGGGCCACGCGCTCAGATGTCTCCAGACTGGAGGCGCCATAGGGCACCACAATGTCTTCGGCTGGAACAAAAATGGCCACCTGACGGCCAAGGCTCGGGTCGTAGTAGACCTTCTTGAAGGCATTGCCTGCCAAACCCAAGCCCCAGAGCAGCCGCTCGTGCTCGGGCCGGTACTCTGGCATCCGCTCGGTGAGCTGGTAGTTCATGTCGTCCTTGACACGCGCCGCAGCGTCCCGAGTTTCACTGTCCTCCTTGCCGATGATCTGGGTTTTCACTGGGCCCTGGGCCGGGAAAGTCTCCATGATCGTTTCGGACTGGAATTTTACCAGCGCCTCAGACAAAAGCGGGTGGTAAACGCCACACGCCCCAGGCCAGGGCTCCGTTCTGTCCTCCAGCTTCATTCCCAAGAGCTGGATGCCATCGACGTAGGTCTGCATCCAGTCCTTTCGGCTGTCCACGTCTGACTGAAAGTCGGCCAGCAGCTCGGTGGCCAGCTCTGACAGGTCGTCCTCGCTCATGTACTCGGCGAGGTTGGCGTCAAAGTCCTCTGCCGTTTCCGGCTCGGGCTCCAGCACAATTTCCATGCCACCGGCCCTGATGGCCACTGACTCTGGGTCTTCAATTTCTATCTCTATCGGCTCGGCGCCCAGTTCATCTCCTGATGCGATGCCGACGGGTGCTGGATTCAGAGCTTTGACGATTGCCATGATGCGTTCCTTCAGTAATAGACGGGCCTGCGGCGGAATGATTTTGTTTCGTCGTCCTCATCAAGATCCGATCTGATGTAGCCGCCCCTGCGGAAGCGCATCAGCGCCAATGAAACGGTGTCAACATAGTCATCATGCTCGCCGGATGGGAAAGATGCGACTTCATCAATCACTTCTTCCGCCCAGTTTGTGTTTGGCGCCCAAACCCTGCCAGAAGCAAAGAGGTCAGACACCGCATTGAGCCTTGTAATCTTATCGTTGCCCTTGACGGGCGTAAATTCTTGGACTGGCACACCCATTGCCCGCAGCTCATAGATCAATGGGGCACCACTGGCCTTCTTTTCAATGATCGTGCTGTCTGGCTCCCAGTCCTTTGTGAGCCTGAGCACCAGTCTTTTGAGTTCGGGAAACTCCACCCTGTCCCGAACAGCGTTCAGGAGGATGATGTTGGCCTGCTCTAGGCCGCTGTCGTCTGGGTGATAGAACACACCCCAGATTGTGCAGGCCGAATAGTCAGCGCGGTTGGACTTTTCAAACGCCGTGTCCCACGCCATGAGGGTAAATGCACAATGAGGCGGCGAATCTTCGTTCCACATGCGCCACCACTCGCGCTTTACGATGGCCGCACTGTCAGATGTGGGACTTTGCTGATACTGGGCCTGCCATTTGCTGTTTGGAAGCTCCGCACGCAGCGCAGACAGCTCCTCGTAGTTCCAAAACTCGGGCCAAAGCGGCTTGTCGGAGGGCAAAATGGCCGGAAACTCAATCAGCTCCCACTCATCTCCGCCCCTTTGCACCGAATCCTTCATTACGCGGCCCGTCAAATCACGCTTTGACCACCGCGTCATCACCACCACAATGGCTCCCCCAGGCTGAAGACGCTGCCGTGGGCCAGAGGTGTACCACTCATACACCGAATCAAACACCGACGGGTCACTTTCGGCCAGCTTGGCCTCCTGTTCCGAATGCGGATCGTCAATGATCAGCAGATCCGCGCCCTTACCCGTCACCGTACCACCCACACCAATGGCGAAATACTCTCCGTTGGCATTCGTTGACCACCGCCCAGCCGCCTTGGAGTCATGCCGCAGGGCTACATTGGGAAACACCTTGGCGTAGGACTCCCCGTCCACCAAGTTACGCACCTTTCGACCAAAACCAACCGCCAGTTCAGCCGTGTTGGACGACTGGATGATCTTCTTGTGGGGAAACTTGCCCAGAAACCACGCCGGTAACAGGTAGGAAGCAAACTCCGACTTCGTGTGCCGAGGCGGCATGTTGATGATCAACCGCTTCAACTCGCCCCTTGCAACCCGCTCAAACGCATCGGCCATGATCTCATGATGCCGCCCACCAATGAAGTTGGGCCACATCAACTTGACGAACTCCATGAACTTGGCCTGCCCACGATCTCGCCTGATCGCCTTGCCATACTCATCGGCAATCTGCGACAAATGCTCCTTCTGACCCTCCGGCAGCTTCTCAATGACCGCATTCAACTGGTCATCAGTCATCTGCTCCAGCAGCTCAAGCAACTCGTCGTCCGTGCTCATTTGCGATTGCACATCCAGTAAAACCACATCAGAAACGCAAAGCACAACGACACAACAAACCCGATGGCCGCAAACACATAAACCACCCAGTCCATCATACGATGTCCCTCACCCTCAAATACGCCGGACGAATGCTCCGAGCCCGCCTCGGAATCCCCTTGCACACACCCAACTCCACCAACGTGCGCATCTTCCTGGCCACGTTCCCTCGACCATTAACCCCCAACACCAACATCACCTCGTCAATCGTCGGCCCAAACCCAAACTTCTTCCACCACTCATCAATCACCAAGTACACATCCTTCTGCGCAGGCGTCATCTCTAAACTCCTTTTTTTCCGCATATATACCCCCCCCTACTTTTCTACCCAATTTCCACCGGGGGGTACTTCGCCATAGCCATTTCCTATCACGTCCCAACTTTTCATAGCCCCACCCCCCTCTCCAACTTCTGCAAGCGTAACATCTGTTACCTCCGGGTTTTCCCTAGTAAGGGTAACAGGTGTTACCTTCGGGTTTACCCCAGGTAGGGTAACAGGTGTTACCCTTGCCTCAAGGTCAGGCGCAGACTGGCTAGGCTGGGTCGCATCGGAAATTTCCAAATTTTGTGGTGATCCAGTGTGTGGATTACTAAGCATAGTGCGGGCGCTCGCTGCGCGCTGCGCAGGGGGTGGCGGGGCGGTGGGGTCGGCCTGGGCGGCATCGGCGACGGGCTGGGGGTCTTCCGGCGGCGGCGCGTCGCTGGCCTGGGCCGC